ACAAGGTACTGGACACCCACAAGCTGGTGCAGGATCTTGTCTGGAACGAAAGGACGGGAAACCTCGTGTCCGGCCACCAGCGGCTTTCGTGGATAGACCTGAAGGCAAGGGAGAAGGGTCTCAAGGACTTCGACATCGATGTGAACAAAGTTGATGTTGACGAAAAGCAGGAAATGGAATTGAACCTCGCCATGAACAACGACGCGGCGATGGGGAAGTTCGACCTGGACATGCTGGGGCCGATGCTTGAGGAAATCGACTACAGCCTGGCGGGGTTCGACGACAAATCCCTGGACTCCCTGCTCGGGGGCTTCGACGCGGAAATGCTCAGCGACGAAGACCTGCAAAAAAGGGCCGACGGCTACGCCGAGGGGATAGAGCATCGAAAGAGGATGCAGGCAGCCAAGCAGAAGGATTCCACGTTCGACTACTATTCAGTACTGGTGTTCAGGGACTTCAACAACAGGCAGGAGTTTTTCGCCTTCCTGGGATTGAAGGACGAGCAGTACATCGACGGCAACAAAATCATCGAGGCGTTGCGCGAAAAATTTGAGAGAAAAATCGCCGATTCCGACTGACAAGCATCAAGCCGCTTGACACCAACATGATTTTATATATATAATCAAATCATGAAAGTATTGCTGCATCGTGCCGCAAACAAATACCTTGAGCGGCTACAACCCGACGACCGTAACCGTTTCAATGCCGCCTTTGCCGGGCTGGAGAAAGAGCCGCCGGAGGGCGACATAAAGGCATATGAAGGAAATCCAGGGACGCTGCGGCTAAGGGTCGGCGGCTACAGGGCCATATTCAAGTTTGTGGACGGCTCAATCCTTGTGACGCACATTGAGCCAAGAGGCCAGGCATACTCAAAAAAAACGCGGAATAAAAGAGGGTAAACGTATGACCGAAATGACGCTTAGGAAAAAATTGCATGGGTATATAGACACCATGCCGGCGAAAAACCTTGCTATCATAAAGCCGCTGTTGTCTGCTTTGTCGGAGCCGCTTTACACGGTTGAACAGGCAACTCCTGAAGAAAGCAGAAGGGCAGAAAGGCGCATTCGGGAATACCGTAAAAACCCCGACAGCTTCGTTTCGTGGAAAGGCGAAATGGCGCAGGACTAAGATGGATGCTGCCGAGATCGGATCGTCCGCAGGGGCATGGGGAGGGAGGCGTAAGGGGGCGGGGCGTCCTAGGGTAGAACGGAAGCGCAAAAGCCGTCTTGTCCAATTTCACGATGAGGAATGGGACGCAATCAAAGAAAAAGCCGTGAAAAGGGAAATGTCCATCCGGGAATACCTGCACTTTCTCGCCGAAAACGACACAATTCCCGACTGAAAACATCGTTTATATAACGAAAACATGCCAAAATAGCCCGTAGATGGGCAAAATAAACGCCGTAAACCTTGGCGACCTCGAAAAAAGAACCGACAGGGAGATAGACGCCGCCATAAAGAAAGTCCTGTCCCTGATACGCGAAGGCAAGACAAGCCTCATCGTCGTGGGGAAAAGGGGCCGTCCGACAAAATACAACGACAAACTCTGTAAAATACTACCCGTAATGTTCGCAAACGGGGAATCGGTTTCCGAGGTCTGCGCCGAGCTGGGGATAGCGAAAGACACCTTTTACAACTGGGTGAAACTGCACCCCGATTTTTCGGACTCCTATAAAAAGGGTCTTGAGCTGTCCGAAGCGTGGTGGACAAAGCTTGGACGGCGCGGCGCGATGGGCGTTGACAAGGTTCAGCCCGCCACCTGGATATTCAACATGAAGAACCGCTTCGGCTGGACGGATCGCGTCGAGCAGGTGGTAAGCACGACCGTTGACACCGCAGCCGCCGACATGACCCCCGAGGATCGCAGGAAAAAGATAAACGCGCTGCTTGGAAGGCCGGATGAACCTTGACGACATACCCGACGACAAGCTGCCCGAGTTGCAGGCCCTGTTGGAGCAGGAGGAACTTGAGCGCGTAACCCCCAAGATGGAACGGTTCCGCGAGCCTTGGCGGATAAAGATAGCCAGCGGCGGGCGCGGCGCGGGGGCGAAGTCATGGTCCGCCGCTTCGTTACTGGTGCAGAAAGCCCACCTTACCCCGATGCGGATATGCTGCTTCCGCGAGGTGCAGAAGTCGCTCGCCGAGTCGGCGTACCAGCTCATAAAGGACACCGTGACCCGTCTGCGGAAACCCGGCTGGAGGCTGACCAAGGAGTACATAGACTCCCCCTGCGGCTCGCACTTCATCTTCCGCGGCTTGGTGGACATGAGGGCCGCCGACCAGATGAAATCCTTGGAGGGGTACGACATTTTCTGGCTTGAGGAAGCGTCTAGCATATCCAAGGAATCCCTGACCGTGCTTCTCCCCACGCTTCGTAAACCCGGCTCGGAACTATGGGCCACGCTCAATCGGGTGGCCGAGAAAGACCCGATAATCGCCGAGTACTGGGACAGCGACAGAACCGACGTGCTGCGGATTGCGCTGGAACAGGGGAAGATCGACAACCCCTGGTTTCCCGACGTTTTGCAGGACGAGCTTGAGGCGGCGTACCGCAACAGCCCCGACGATGCTATGCACATCTGGGGTGGGCAGCCAAGGGCGCAGGGGGACAACTCCGTCCTTTCCAGGGTGGCGATCAGGGAGGCCATGGATCGCAAGGACGTCAAGGAAACGGAACCCGACGAGATGGGCGTTGACGTGGCGCGGTTCGGGAGCGACAACACCGAGATGTACAGGCGCAGGGGGGCGAAGGTAGTGGCGCACAAATCCTTTGCGAAGAAGGACACGGTATTCGTCGCAAACGCCGCGTGGGAGATGGCGGGGCAAAACCGTAACGTGGTTATCAAAGTGGACGATACCGGCGTTGGCGGCGGGGTTACCGATAACCTCCGCAATATGGGGGCGAACGTGGTTCCAGTCAACTTCGGCGGCTCCCCGTCTGACAAAAGCAAGTACACTACCGTGGCGGATGAGATGTGGTTCGGCTTTCCCATCGGCGAAATATCGATACCCGACGATCCCAAGCTCATGGAGGAACTAGCGGGGCGCAGGTACGACTATGACAAGATAGGCAAGCGCAAGGTGGAGCCAAAGAGCGAATTCAGGAAGCGGTACGGGAGATCGCCGGACAAGGCCGACGCACTGTTGTTGGCTTTCTATCATCCGAATGTTTCCATGCTGTTGATCGGCAGGCACACGGGGATATGAATATCGTTTAATCCCCCGTTTCCCGCCACAATAGGCGCATGGCGGTAGACAGCACACATCCGGAATACGGCGAATACTCCCCACTGTGGAAAGTGGTGCGCGATTGCGTAAAGGGCGAGCCGGCGATAAAGGCAGGGGGGACGGATTACCTTCCAAAGCCGACTGGAAAAGGCGACGATTCCTACAAACGCTACCTTGACCGCACCCACTTCTCAAACTTCACGGGGCGCACCGCCGAGGGCTTGCACGGCAACGTGTTTTCCCGCGAGACCGAAAACCCGGAGGGCATTTCCGAGCGTTTCAGGGACTTCCTGGAAAACGTCAATAACGCAGGAGCCTCAGTCGGAAGGTTCGCAAGGGAGCTGGCGTGGGACGCTTTGCAGACGGGCTGGGGCGGGATACTGGTGGACATGCCCCCCGTGCCGGAAGGGATGAGTCTCGGCGACATGGAGCGGCGGGGCTTGAAGCCCTATCTGAAATGGTACGCCGCCGAAAACGTCATCAACTGGCAGTACGGCACCGAGGACGGCAGGACGTTTCTTTCGCTGGTGGTGCTACGGGAAACCTTCGTTGAGGGCGGGGACGAATTCGCCCCGACGGTGAAAACGCGCTACAGGGTGCTTCGTCTGACGGACGGCGTTTACACCCAGCAGGAATACATGCCTAATGAGGACGGCGGCGAGGGCGATTCCGGAGCCTACATAGGCGGCCCGATTATCACCCCGATGATGGGCGGGCCGTTCGACTTCATCCCGTTCTTCCCCTGTCCGTCCGATACCCCCGAAAAGTCGATGCTGCTTGATCTGGCGTATGAGAACATAGGACATTACCAGAAATCTGCGGATTTGGAAAACGCCCTGCACTACTCGGGAACGCCCACGCCGTGGATTTCCATAGACACCAACAAAGTCGAAAAAGACGCTAGCGGCAACCCAAGGGACATTCCCTTGGGCGGGGAAGCGATGCTGCATATACCGCCCGATGCAACTTTGGGTTTTCTCGAACCTAGCGGACAGGGAATCGCCCACATCCAGAGGGCGATAGAGGCCAGCGAAAGCCGCATGAAGGTTCTGGGGGCAAAACCCTTCGACGGCGGCCCCAAGGGGGTCGAGTCGGGCAAGGCGGCGAGCATCCACGCCGCCGCCGCCAACTCCGTGCTTGGTGCGTTCGCCGTGAACATGGGCGAGGTGATAACCAACGCCGTGAGGCTGGGCGCGAGGTGGAGGGGCGTACCCGATGCGGAGGCGGAAAAGTGGGAGTTCAGCCTGAACACCAACTACGACGGCGACCTTGCGGAAACCGAGAAACGAAAGCTCGCCCTTGAACAGGTTGACAGAGGGACGATGAGCAAGCACCGCTTCCTTGTGGATATAGACGGGATGAGGCCGGCGGATGCGGCGGAGGAGATTCGGCGGCTAAGGGCGGAGGAAAGTATGTCGTATGAGGGGGAGGAATGAGCTTTACCTTTGACATGCCCATGGACAGGTTCGCCAAAGGCAAGAAGGACATCGATATGCTTGTCGAAAAATTGACAAACGACATAACCGATGAACGGACTTTGCATCTGGTATTGTTTGCCGCTGCCGCCTTTCCCATGGTACGCCAAACCCTCATCGAGTTGCTATACGGTGAACCTAGACGACCTTCTTGACCTGTACATCAACCGCATAGCCAACCGCATCTGGCTTGCCGAGGATCGCTACCTGACAGACGCGGGGGAGCGCATACGGCGGTTGCAGGCCATGACGCCCGAACAGCTACGTGAATACCTGCACTCCCAGCAGCCCCTTGCCGACCTCAACGCCGACGCGAGAAGGGCGAACCGCAACCTTGGTAGGGCGAACGCCGCCAACGAGAGGGACATCGAGAGGCTTTTCGACGAGGTTATGACCATGACCTACTCCGGCGGCGCGGCCCTTGCGGCGCGGAAGGGCGTTACCCTGCCACCGCTGGAAACGTTCAAGGCCCGTTCCGGCTACATGCTCATGGCGGCACTCGGCAGGTACAGGCACATGGCAAGGAGCGGGGCGGTGGACAGCCGCTACAAAAACAAGATAGGCAAGATGACAAGGCTGATAGCCGACGGGGGCGTTGACCTGCCCAGCGTCATGCGGAAGACGATAAAGGAGCTTGCCCGGGAGGGGATATCCACCATCAGCTACGCAAGCGGCAGAAGCATGAGGATGGACTCGGCGGTGCGCAGGGATCTGGTCGGCGAATTTACCAGCATCGTGCAGGACGTGCAGAAACAGATAGCCACGGAGATAGGCGCGGACGCATGGGAGATTTCGGCGCACGAACACCCCGCCGAGGATCACGAGCTTGTTCAGGGCATGGTGTTCACGAACATCGAGTTTGAAAAACTGCAAAACCACGAGCCTGCCACGGACGTTGACGGCGGCACCCACCACCTACAGGAGCGGGCGATCGGCGAACACAACTGTCGGCATATCGCCTACGGGTTTGTGTTGAACGTAAGCCAGCGGGCTCACTCGCGGGAAGAGCTTGCCCAAATCAGGGAGCGCAACAACAGCGGTGTCGTGTGGGGCGGGAAACGAATCAGCCTGTACAAGGCGGAACAGGCGCAGAGGGCATTGGAAACCAAAATGCGGCGCGAAAGGGAAATGCTGAACTTTCTGACCCCACTGAAGAACACCGACCCGAAAAGCCTTTCGGATTGGCGGAAAAGCAAGGGCAGGCTGGCAAGCCTGCGGGGGGAATATCAACGGCTTGGCGCGACGCTTAGGCCGCATGGTTTACGAATGAAATGGGAAAGAAGCTACGTGCCACGGGGCAGCGTGGGCAATTTCAGGCTTTAGGCTCCCGCTTCTTTTTCGGCCTGCCACCTTTAGGCACTTCACGGATAAGGTCAACCACGGATTCGTCGTAAAAGTTCATTCTGCCGGTTTGCGCTTTGGGCTGTATTTTGGCGGTTCTAAGGCGTTGTTTCGCCGCCGCCGGAGATATGCCCAAAATC